GAATCATTTCTGCTACAAATGGTAAGGTAATTGCAACAATCCCACTCAATACGATTGAAGGAAAATCAATATTTAAAACCCAAAACGGTACTCTAATATTTGCCCTGGAAGAAGGCGGATGTGCCATCATGTGCCCCGGACAAAAATTAAAAAGGCCAGAAGCTTTATCTGGTCGTCCTATTGCAGATATGACAGAAAGTGCATCAGGAACAATTTGGTTTGCTACACATGCTTATGGGCTTTACTGCTTATATCCCAATGGAGAATGGCAACATTTCTCCGACATTTCCAATAAAATTGATATAAATAACCTCAGCTGTTTATTATATAACAGAGAAAAAAATGATTTATGGATAGGAACTAAAGAAAAAGGAGTAATTGTTTTTAATATAGCTCAGAAGAAAATCAAAAACATATTCAATCTTGAGAATGGAATGCCTTCAGACATCATTTACTCAATCATAGATGACAAATATGGGAATATATGGATTAGTACTCCAAAAGGATTAGCACAGATTGTTCAAAACAGTACAACTGAGTATATCAAAACATTTGGCTATATTGGACAAGAGATACAATACAACTTTAGATGCGCCCTACGTGGATCTGCCGGCCTGCTCTATTTCGGAGGCACGAATGGATTTATTTCAATTAACCCATCAGAATTTACAGAAAATAACATCACTCCTCCTATACATATCACCAGTTTCAAAGTTTTCAATGAAGAATTACCTATAGGTCAAAGTTCCCCTTTAAAAAAATCAATAAGCAATACAAAAGAAATTGTGCTCTCTTCCAAACAATCAACCTTCAGTTTTGATTTTATTGCATTAAGTTATATTTTTCCGGAAACTAACAAATATGCATACATGCTAAAAGGATTTGATAAAAACTGGAATTACACATCAAATAATACAGCATATTACATGAATATACCTCCAGGAAAATATACATTTACTGTAAAAGGAAGTAATAATAATGGAATCTGGAATAATAATGGTTATAGTATAGCGCTCCGAATCAGACCTCCTTTTTGGCAAGAGTATTACATGATTATACTCTATATCATCCTATGTACCATCATCGTAAGCTATGTTATCAATCGATACAAAAAGCATTTAATAATTGAAAACGAAAAGAAACAATACAGATATCAGGTAGCTAAAGAGAAAGAGACATATGAAGCAAAAATTAATTTCTTTACTAATATAGCTCACGAAATAAAAACCCCACTCTCACTTATTACCGGACCACTAGAAATGATTATTGCCACCAAAGATGGTAATATGCAAACACAAAAATATTTGTCAGTTATTAAACGAAATACGGACCGTCTACTAATACTTATTAATCAATTACTTGACTTCAGAAAAATAGAAAACGATATGTTTATTCTGAACATCAGTCAACAAAATATAACCCAAATCGTACAACAAGTTTAC